CCAAAATCAAGTCATCAATTGACCTTAATTTTGATGATAACAATGCCACGGCAAAAAGGCATTTTACAAAAACTTTTGAGATCAACATTGCTGATTGTTACGATGAGTGGCAATCATATGCCAATTACTTTTTGGCTTTAAAAGATGAGGTACTTGAGTTGGTGCCAGCATCAAGAGCCAACGTGGTTACAGGACTTTTACACCGTGCCGCAGAGAAAATACTGCGTGTTGCGTGTTGCTTAACTGCCGTTGATTTGCATAACATCACACAAAAAAAATTAAACCCTGAGCATTTAAACTGGTCTTTTAATTGGTACAAAAAACAATATTTTAAATTGTTTAAAATGTTGGGTGTGCACTTAAGCGCAAACAATGCCAATGATTTAACAGAGTATTTGTATAAAGTTTGCATACAGTATAAAGAAAAAAGTAATGCAAAAACTTTTACATACCGTGATTTGTACCAAGGCCGACGCAAAACATTAAGCAAATACTCGAGGCGAGAAATTGACGATGCACTGGCAAACTTATCATCACGTTTTGCTTTTGAGATTGACCGACGCAAAAACGGGTACAAAATCACTTTACCGTAAAATTTTACTTTTTGGCTCCCTTGTGTTATGATTTTTTTATCGAGTTACTCAACTGCCGATTGACCATCATTTACAATTTTAAATCAAAATAAAGTGTGTGCTTTAAAGGCACACAGTTTGGTACACACTTTTAAAAAGTACACAGTTTTAATTTTATAAAAATCAATAAATACAAATGTTACACCTTGCAATAAAATAATTATTGTTTTGTTTTTTTATGTTTTGTAAAGCAAAAAAAAACCGTGTGCCAAAATCACTGTGTGCCGAACTGTGTACTTTTATGGTACACAGTTGTAACCCCTTGATATTATTTTTTACACCTATATAATATATATAATTTAAAAAAAAAGCTTTTTTTTATATGGGTATCTCAATAAATAATTAAAGATGTGTACCTCATTTTGTGTACTTGTGGTGTTGTTTTGTATTTTTGTTTTTTTTGGTGTGTTTACCCCCATATATTATACGGTATGTGGCACACGTGTACTTTATTACTTAATGCAACCGTTTTGCACAAAAGCCATGCAGTACATCAACACACAGGACGGCAAAAATTTGTATAACAATAAATTGTTACACTTATGCTATTGATAAAAAATTGTTACACTAAATTTAGTCAATTTTAACATTTGACAAGATTCCACAAAAAAATTAATATAAAGTAAATAACAACACACATAGGAGTACATTATGGTGCCAGCAACAAAAGAATCAAAAGGTAAACTCACCCAAATGTTGGGTGAGGAGATCATACGCTTATCAACACGTATCAGTGAGCTAGAGATCGCAAAAAAAGAGTTGGTGGCATCACATACTGATACAATCAAACATGCCAAAAAACGTTTAAAACTTGCTTTAAACGAGTACAAAAACCCAACGGATTATTTGTTTGAGGCTGGCAGTGTTGAGGAGTTTTTTTTGCAAAATAATGCTTAATGATTTTTAAAAAAAGCGACGGCGTATAAGCTTGTAATTATCTGATATTATTGCACCACCCGATGCAATTTCTGCGGTTGGATCTGCCTCAAAAGATGCCGAACGATAAACACTCCAATTGCAAGTATTGCCCTTTTGCCAATACATATTGCCTATTGCCCGTTCCGAGGCTTCCCTGATTGCCTGTTGCTTGTTAAATGCCGATCCCTTGCCATAAGTTTGCCCTGCCGTAAAAACATAAAAATATTTTGCCATATCGTGCCCCCCCTTGTTGTTGCATTGCCTATACTATACTTAACGGGTTTTTTACGGGCAAACTTTAATAATCGTCAATAATAAAATAAAATCAATATGTTATCTCATTTAATTTGTACTTCATATTGTGTTTGCTAGGTTTTTAAAAATATTTATTTGTCCAGCAATTTGTAAATTGTTACAGCTTGTGATAATTTTTTTTTAAATGTGGATTTGCGTGAATTCACGTGAATTCACATGTAAATTTAGTTGTTTAATTATTTACAAAAATATAGTGTAACACATTAAAATTAAGGTAATATATACCGTGGTTGAACTTGATACATGCAGGAAGAAAAAGTATTTTAAACTGCGTGAGATTGCTCAAAAAAAGTTAAAAATTTTGGAGTTTTTACGTAACGGTGGCAGCCTTAACCGTTTAAAAAAAGGTTGCCCTGATGGTTGGGTTACACATGACACATTGCTCAAGTGGAGATCATCAGATCCACTTTTTGATCAAGCTATTTGTGATTTGAGCAACGGCAAAATTAAACCCAAGCAAGAGCCATTGCGACGCAAACATCTTGAGCCAATATTGCCTGAGTTACAAAAGGAGATTGTTGATAAGATTTGCTCGGCATTGCAACGGGGTGTAACACTTAAAATTGCAATCGGGTTTGCTGGTGTAACACAATCACAATTTAATGCAATGTGTGACAGAGATGAGCATCTTATGCAACGGATTGTTGCCTCGTTACACTCTTTTGAAGTGTTTGCTAGTCAAAAGTTACAGGCACATTATGAAAAAGATTGGCGTGCTATTGCTTGGCACTTGGAGCGCAGGCGGCCAAATGATTACAGCGAGGTTAAAAATCTGCGTATTGAGTCAACAATTAATGCAGATAATGAGGTTAAAAATGATTATTTAAACGAACAAGAGCAACTTAGACTAGAAGAAATAAATCGTAAAATAGCAGAGATTGAAAGTGGAGTGTAACAATGATAGTTTATATTGTAATAGTTAGCATAAAATGCAAGGAAGAAATAAAAGAATATTTTTTATCTGAAATTTTATTTAGCACAGAGTCAGCAGCAAAAGATTATTTATCGTTAGTTAAAAGATTGATAACCTTAGGTAATAATCCAAATATAGAATGGAACGCTTTTATTTATGAGAAGGTTTTATATGAAACATATAGTGAGGCCTTTCCAAATTTTTCTAATATTATGGGAGCTTTAGAAACAATTAAAAATAGCGGAGTGTAACAATGAGAACGGATAAAGAGATGATAGAATTCTTAGATAAGATGACAGATATTTTAGAAGTAAATAATGTAACTGTCTTAGAAGCATTGGCATTAATAGTTGGATTGACTAACGCTGCTTTTATTTCAATAAATGATAAAGAGATTAGAAAAAAAGCACACGAAGACCTTATCGAACTTATTAACAAAAGTTTTAAAGATAGTATGGAAGTGTAACAATGGATTACGAGCATTCAGTTAAAATAAAGCAATATAAATCAAAAATTAAAACAATAGCGACTTATCGACGTGATTATTTTGACAGTGAATTAGCAAGATATTTAAACGATAACTATGAAATAATTAATTCAGGTATAACACCTATAAATGAAATAACCGCTTTTTGTTGGGCAATATTAAGAGCTCTTTATTAAGGAAGTGTAACAATGCCAGCAGTAACACACGAACAGGTTATTAGTTTTTTAAACGAGATGTTAAAGATTGATAGTGCTGCAATTAATTGTTTATTTCAACTCGCAATTCTTTGCGACAAAGAATTATTAAAACACCCAACAGTGCAAATAGTACAAATTAATGATAGAACTTATCTAAGAACACTCGGTTTGTTAAACGGAATGTTTGGAACTATTGAAAGTGGCAGACTTAAAAATTTTGGTTTTATTTCGATGGTATGTGATAAAAAAGATGGAACTATTATTGAATTTGTTGAAACAGAAAAGGCGAAGGTGTAACAATGCAAATAGTTGATATTGATATAAACCAAATTAATCCTGCAAAATACAATCCCCGTACAATAACCGACACAGCATTTGCCGGTTTAAAAGAGTCTTTAAAAAAGTTTGGTATGCCACAACCGTTGGTTGTCAACAAGCGTAATAATGTGTTGGTATCAGGGCATCAGCGTTTAAAAGCTGCCGAAGCGTTACAATGGCAAACCGTGCCAGTTGTTTACGTTGATTTATCTCCTGCCGAGGAAAAAGCCTTAAATGTTACGCTAAATAATCAAGCTATTAGTGGAACATTTACTGAGGGCTTACAAGAGTTATTGCAAGAAATTAAAATCGAGCTCCCCGAGTATAACGAGTTAAAACTTGATGCTTTAGAAATTGAGATAAAAGAATTTAAACCTAATTTACCGAATGATGACGACAAGCCAACTAGTACGCCTAGTGAGTTTGTTTTAACTGTTACACTAAACGATTACGATGAACATCAAAGCTTGTTTTGTGAGCTGCGAGATCGAGGGTTTAAGGTCAAAGTATGAATTATGGCATACCCTATATGGGATCAAAATCAGGGATTATTGAGAGCATCGCTTTAAATTTTCCAAAAGCAGATAATTTTTATGACCTGTTTGGAGGAGGCTTTTCTGTTACGCATTACATGTTATTGCAAAACCGTTACAAGTCTTATCACTACAATGAGATTAAGAGTGGAATTGTTACACTTGTTCAAGATGCCATCACTGGAAAATATAACTACAATGTTTTTAAGCCAGCTTGGATAAGTAGAGAGGATTTTCACAGATTAAAAGATACCGATCCTTATATAGCTGTCTGTTGGAGTTTTGGGAATGATCAGCGTAGTTATATGTTTTCCTCTGAGATTGAGCTCTATAAAAAATCAATGCATAATGTGGTTGTTTTTGATGATTTTGATGAGTTGTCTAGTGAAGTATTAGGCTTTAATAAATGGGTGCCAACATGTAAAACTATTAAACAAAAGCGGCTTTTTTTAATGCAAAAATTGGAGTGGTACGCTTCAAATAAAAAAATACCTAAAATTTTGTATCAATTTTTAGCATTGAAAAACATTGGAATAAAAGACAATGTGAAGCAACTACAGCGACTAGAGCGACTACAGCAACTACAGCAACTAGAGCGACTACAGCAACTACAGCAACTAGAGCGACTACAGCAACTACAGCAACTAGTTTTTTATTCAAAAGATTATCGAGAAATAGAGATACTATCTAATTCAATCGTTTACTGTGACATTCCGTATAAAAATACGAACGATTATGGGAACGGTTTTAACCATACCGATTTTTTTAATTGGGCAGCGTCAAGAAAATTCCCTGTATTTATCTCAGAGTATCACATAGCAGACAAGCGGTTTAAACTTATTTACGAAATAGATAAGCGGTCAAAACTAAGCTCAAACAAGGAAAAAACGTTGATAAAACAAGAGCGACTTTATTGGAACGGTATAACTTGAGCCTAGCAGATAAACAACTCCTACTCCAACAATACGACTTCAAGCGTTTCATTTTTGAAACATACCACAATTTTATTTACTCACGTTTTCTTGTTGAGCCAATAACTACACTGCAAAAAGCAATGTTTAGGACACGCAACGGATTAATGCCACGTATCAATGTAACAATGCCACCACGACACGGTAAAACAAGTGTAACATCTCAACGGTTTTTGCCTTGGGTGTTGCTTAATAACCCTGATTGGGAAGTTGCCGTAACAAGTTACAGCCAAACCATTGCAGAGAAAGCGAGCCTTGCCGCACGTAATTTACTTGAGAGTAACCCTTATGTAAAAAAGGTTTGGCCACACATAACAATATCAAAAGAACGATCATCGGTTAAAGAATGGTTTATATACAACAAGGGCAAACTAGCAGGCTGTTACAGGGCTGTTGGTGTAGGTGGCTCTTTTACTGGTAACGGTTACAATTTACTTGTGTGCGATGACCTTTTTAAAAACAGCGAAGAGGCCGACTCACCGTTGATACGTGGCAAGGTTTGGGATTGGTACACATCAGTTGCATTAACACGGCAGGCACCTTTAAACGGCATTGTTAACATCAACACCCGTTGGCATCTTGATGATCATATTGGCCGTTTATTAAAACTAGAGCCTGACCGTTGGCTTAATTTAAAATACCCTGCAATTAATGCTGATGGTTTGCCGTTGATGCCCGAGCGTTTTACACTAAACCAACTATTAAAAATAAAGCACACGATGCCACCCCGTTTGTGGGCTGCGTTGTATGAGCAAAACCCTATTAATGTTGAGGGCAACATTGTTAAAGAGCACTTTATAAAATCATTTGTTACACCACCTGATGATTTTGACATGATGGTACAATCTTGGGACTTGCGCTTTTCTCGCTCGCAATCAGCGTCAAGTTCTTTTGTTGTAGGGCAAGTTTGGGGTAAACACGATGGCAAATTTTATTTAGTGGATCAAATACGGGAACGTTTGAGTTACACTGAAAGCAGGCAGGCAATTGTTGCCATGAGTAACAAATACCCCAAGGCAACAATCAGGCTGGTTGAAAAAAAGGCAAACGGTGATGCAATTGATGATGATCTTGAGTGGCTTGGCATTACGCTTGTGGAGCCAAAAGGCGATAAAGTGCAACGCTTGGAACGCTGTTACGGGTTGCTAGTATCAGGCCAAGTGTTTATTGCCGAGGAGTTGCTGCCAATTATTAAACCCGAGCTGTTATCATTCCCAAACGGTGACCATGATGACCAGTGTTTTATCGCTGGTACAAAAATTAAAACACTATTTGGTGATAAAAATATTGAGGATATTAAAAAAGGTGATTATGTTTTAACCCCATTTGGTTACAGCAAAGTCAAACAGTCTTGTTGTTCTGGCATTAAAAAAGTAATCAATCGTCATGGTGTAACGGGTACAAGTAATCACCCTGTTTTTTGTAAAAATTCTTTTATGTTTAAAGATTTAATAGATGATTACAAACCTCTTTATTTAAATTTTAGGAGTTTTTTATGGCTGAGATTGCTACTCAACTTGAGTGGAACGGCAATATATATAAGCTTGTCGGGCGTAAAAGGTATTACATCAGAAGTGAGACAACTAATGCAGCAAGAAAAGGTGTATCAATGTTACACCGAGACGTTTATGAGTTTTATAGTGGCAAAAAAATACCTAAAGGCTGTATCATTCATCATAAAGACGGCAATCACTTTAATAATGACTTTAGCAATTTGGAGTGTGTACTTGCTACCGAGCATAAAAAGTTACACAGAAAACACACTTGGGATATTAATAGGATTGTTAAGTGTAAAGAAAACCTTGATAACATTAGGAAAAAGGCTGCGATTTGGCATAAATCAGAGCAAGGTAAACAGTGGCACCGAGAGCATGCTAAACATACAATACAAAAAAGGGATACAACACCGATTACAAAAATTTGTATATTGTGCGGCAATGAGTACACCACAAAAAAATTTGCAGATAAACAATCTAAATTTTGCTCACGCAATTGCGGAGAAAAATTTAGGCATCGTAACAATATCAATAAAAAAACTATTAACTGTATTGTTTGCCAAAAACCAAAAGAACTGCCAACACACTCAAAAGCTATTACTTGCGGAAGTTACAGTTGTAGAAGAAATGCAGCCAGTTTACAACTTAACAGTTGATGCCGGTGTTTATTTTGCAAACGGTTTGCTTGTCCACAATTGTGATGCCTTGAGTCAGTGTTTAAATTGGTTCCAAGATAACGATTATTCAAAACTTGAAATCTCCAGTTATTGAAATTTGTTTTGCACAGTGCCATACTTAATTTATTAAAAAATTGAGATACAAAAAAATGGGCAAAACAAATTTAAAAACATACAGCTTTAATTTTAATGATTGGCTTGAAAACGACACGGGCTCATCAAAAATATCACTTGAGCATAAACTAGCTTTAAAGAGGATATTTTACACTTGTGATTGGATCTACATACTTGTTGATTTGATTGCAAAAGAGTTTGCAAGTGTAACACCAAAAGTTTACTCAAAACAAATACAAGATGGCAACGAGGTATTTAAACTTAACACGGCACACCCCATACAATACATGCTAGATGAGCCAAGCAAAAAACACGACTCATTAAGCTTTTATTACTCTATTTGTGCCGAGTTAATTTTAACAGGTGATACTATTGTGTACCATGCAGAGGCATTAAACCAATTGCATTGGATACCTATTGAGTTGTTTAACATAACACAAGATAATGAGGGTAACTTATCATACAGGGTAAACAACAAATCAATACCTTTTTTGGAGAATGAAATAATACATTTGAAATTCCCAAGTTTAACTTGGGACACACCTTATGGTTTATCGCCGTTACTGGCAGGCATACCAAGTATTAAGTTTAACCAATCAACAGGTAGTTATCTTAATAAATATTTTGATAAGGGTGCCTTGCCACAAGTCATTTTAGAAACGGAAGTTGCTGGCAGCCTTGAGACTTTAAAACTATTAAAAAGGCAATTTGATTTTGAGTACACTGGTAAAGCAAATCAACGTGGCTCACTTGTATTGCCAAAAGGCGTTAAAGCAACAACAATTGATGTTAAAATTGCAGATCAACAGCTTAAGGAATTGTTAACGCAAAACAGGGAAGTGTTGATCAATTTATTCCACGCACCAAAACACGCACTATCATTACAAGAAACTGGCAGCCTTGGCAGCAATGAGCACAAACAGGCGTTAAAATACTTTTGGCAATCAACAATCAAAACACTGCACAAAAAATTTACCCTTGGCCTAAACTCTAAACTCAAAAAACAACTAGCTGGCTCAGTTATTGATTATGATTACAGTGAGGTTGAAATATTAAAAGATGACCTTTTATCAAAAGCAGAACTTGCAACAAAAATGTTATCAACAAAAACCATAAACGAAGTACGTAAAGAGTTATGGGAGTTGCCAAGTGTAACAGGTGGAGATGTTATTTTATCTTTAAAACCCCAAGCGCAACCAGTACAACAAGTGCAACCAGCACAAGCGCAACTTGGTGTTACACAAGATGAGCCAAATATTGTTATTGAGACAAAAGAGATTGCCGAGGTTAAAAGTGATATTGAAAAGCATCAAGATTTTAAAGAGATGTTTGATGCACACCAAAAAGAGTTAAACAAAACAAAATATGATTTGTTTAAAGAGCACATTACAAGCTATTTAACCAAGCAAACCGAGGTTGCTTTAAAACTGTTACAGTCAGAGAAAGCAACATTTGACCTTGATGCATATATAAAAAGGCTTAATAAGTTATTAAATGCTGATAAAGTTGAAAGGGAATACTTAAGAGAGTATGCAACATTTTTGCAACCAAACCTTGATGCTGGTTACAACAGCCAAGTAAACTTGATATTTAATCAAGAGGCAAAAACCGAGGTTGCACTGTTACGGGAGCGTACAAAAGATGGTGAGGTTGCAATATTAAAAGAGCGTGGTTTAAAAACTTTTGCTTGGCTTAACGAGACAACTACATCAAAAATAAGTGCCATTATTGCTGAATCTGTGGCAGCAAATAAAACCGTATCAGAGATTACAAATATATTACTTGATGAGATACCCCCGTTAATTGCATCAAGGGCAAACACAATTGCACGCACGGAATCGTTAACAGCGGCATCAATAGGCCAATGGGGTGCCGCACAAAATGCCAAAAAAGTAGATCCCAATTTAGTTAAGATTTGGATTACTGGCAATGATGAGCGTGTGCGTGGCAACCCCGATGGCAAGTATCCTGATGCAAAAGACAATCATTGGGAGTTACACGGCACAGTTGCAAAAATTGATGATGAGTTTAAAAACGGGTTACGCTTCCCAAGAGACACACAAGGTAAACCCGAGCAAACCATCAATTGCAGGTGTGCATTTAGTTTAATACACCCCGATGATTTGGCAGCATTAAAAGAGGAGTAACAATGCAAAACAAAATTTTTAATTTTAAATCAATAAAAGAGAACAATAATTTATTTATCGAGGGGTGGGCAAACCCTGCAATTGTTGACTCAGCAAATGAGCTGATGAAATATGATAAAGTTGATACAAAAAGATTTAAAAATAATCCAATTGTTTTATTTAACCACAATTATGATTGCATCATTGGTAAAGTCCTTGATGTAAAATTTAGTGAAGAAGGCATGTGGATTAAAGCGCAACTATCATCATCATCAGATGCAAAAGTGCAGTATGTGAGAGATTTAGTACAAGAGGGAATTTTAAAAACATTGTCCATTGGGTTTGACGTTAAAAATACAACAAAAGCTGAAAACGGTGTAACAGTTATCAC